GAAATATAACCATTCTTCATCTGGATATGTAAAGGCTTCGTGTCTTTCACCACCTTCAAGCAGCCACCTTAAGCGTTGGAGTTTTCTAAAGGGCTTTCGGCATCCTTTTCATTTGCTTCTGTATTAGCCAATGAAGGGAATAATACCTTTTGCGCTTCTTTTGTTTCATTAACAAGAAAATCGTAATCAGCCATCTCAAGTTCATCTAATGTGTCAATTTTAATTGACGGAATAATTAAATCAAATGACCAATCTTCAATAAGCACCGCAAGTAATCCATCTGTTAATGAAAGTGCCTGCATAATTCCTTCATCTGCTTTACCTGTATTAGCGTAAATCTTTTTGCGGTCTTTTACACGCAATTCTTTTGGGTCGCGTAATGAAACTGTTGCGCCGCTTGGTAGTGTAATTTTCTTTTTTGGCATTTTATTTCCTTCCGATAGTTGTTTGCCTTCCAATTTTACATCAAAATAGGTGCTAGGGGGTGGGAACAGGGAAGGCGACTGCTCAACCGACCCCCTAGCACATTTGTTCTGTTACTTAGATATAAGTACCAGAAGCCTTTGCATTTTGTAGTACCCACTTAATAGGAGCAAAACCACCAGAAGCACCTGCATCTGTAGTATTTCCTAGTCCGTTAATTGAGACAGTAATTTTTACAAAATCATCTCCACGGTCATAAGCGGCTGCAGTATAAGCACCCTTTGTAAGAGTTGCTTGAATTTGAATTGCGGCAGCACCTGCTCCATAAGCCCAGTTAAGAGCAATAGCAGGTTGTGTGTTTGTTAGGTAGCGTGTTAATTCTGTATCCGCTTCCATAATGAATTCAATTTCACCTGTAACATCAAGAGCGCCAACAAATACGCTAAATGGGTCTTGTGTTTGTGAGATACCGTAAATTGGTGTAACTGGTCGCTTCATTGCGATTGAACCAGTCATAGCGTTTGTGATAGCAGTTCCACCGATTGTTACAGTTCCTTGCCAAACTGGTGTTGGCAAGAGTGTGCTAAATGTTGGTGTCGGAGCAGTTGTTGTAGTTGATTCAAAACCTGTTGATTTTGCATCATATTCCAACATTCCGTCTGCGCTAAACTTTAGCGTTACATCGTGAAACTGTTGTGCTGGATACTGACGAACGCCAGCAGCATAAAAGTCTGTAAGTGTGTAAGAAAGTGGTTGAACATCTGTAGATGCTGCAAGACTATTCTTCAATGAGATTGTGTGTGTAAATGGAGCAGATGCGCCAGTTGTAGCGCAAGCACCCATAATACCTGTTAGTGCGTAACCAATACCATCAGCAAATACCGCACCACCCATATCAAATGTAGAGCGTGTTCTGCCCGGAATATAGTTGTAATTTTCAACCATAGCACCGCGAAGTCCTTGGTCATACAATGGGTCAATTACATCTACTGGCTTTACAGTATCTTTATTTACCAAAAGATAATCTGTTGGTGCAACAGCAGTACCTTTTGTTGTTTCTTTTGCGATTCCTATATAGGAACGAACGGAATTTTGGACTGCCATTTACTCACTCTCCTGCGGTGTTGTGAAGGTTGGTTTGGTTGAAATCTTAGCACTAACACTAATAACTTCGTGCGCATTAAAATTATCTGGCGCATCAAATTCTGCATTTGGCGCCACAACAATCCCAAGCGAAGGGAACACACGCTCGTCTGTTCCCGTGTATTTATACTTTGCCATATGTTCTCCTTATGCTTGTATCATTTCGGTAACATCAAACTGTAATTCAGCGTATGTTTCCGTTGCTCCCTCGGCAACCGTTGCTGGTTCGCCATAAGTAGCATTGATAATAGGTTCAGCACCTTGCCAAACCAATGTTCCTGTTGTATCTCCAAAATTGTGATTTGAACGCAATCTTGTCTTAATGTTATCAACAAGTGTATCAAAATCTGTCATTGCATCTTCTGCGTTTCTATGCAAAGAGTGATGGAAGATTTGTAGAACTATTGAGTAATCTACACGCTTCCAACCGTTAGTTGCGCCACCGATTGCCAAGCGTGTTTCATTTTCTGACTGAATAAACACCACAACTGCGGCACGCGATAATTGACCTGCAACTGAGTTTGTTTGGAAATTTATGCGCTTGGGAAATGAAGTGAATACTTGATTTAATGTAACTATTTGTGGAGTTGTTAAAAATGATGCCAATGTGGCACGGACTCCTGTGCGCCCTGCCATTATCTGACCCTACGGTAAAGTTTAATCATTTCCAGCGCAGTAACAATATCTCCACCAAAGCGTTGTGCGCCATTAACATTTGCAGTAGGGCTGGTTGTAACTTGCATAGTCATAGAGTTATCGCCACGCATTTTAATAAATGCAGTTGTGATAAGAATACAAGCCTGTTTAATTGTGGTTGGCAAATTACCGATTGCAACTCCTACGGCGTGTGTAGAAACTAGCGCAGTTGTTAACGGAACTGTGGTTGAACCATTTGTGTAAGTAGAGGCAACTGTTACATCTTCACTATTTGCGCCATCATAGATATGTAAAGTTTGACCAGCAATAATTCCTGCACCGCTTTTAACAGTAAGTGAAGTTGCCGCCGCAGTCGCAGTAACAATTCTTGTATTTACATAACCTGCCACATAGGTGTATTTCATAAAGAGTTGCTGGCGCGGAATTCCACCGCCAAATGAAAGTGGTCCTTGACTTGAATATGAAGTTGATATTTGCGATAACGGAATAATAATTTGCTGGTTTTCAAACCAAGTTTTTGAACAATCTGGCAAAGTAATTAAGTTAAGCGGAGTTGAACCGTATTGAAAATCTGATAGTTGAATAACTGGTGCATTGTTTGGGTGTAACGCAATATAACCTTCACTTGTCATACGAGTGCGTTGCGTTTCTGTATATGTTTGTGCCGTCAAATTCTGATTAAAATGTTGGTCCATATAGGAAGATGCACGCATAATAACATTTGCTAATTCTGCATCTTGTGCGCCAGCGTTACCGCCTACAACAAGATTGTCATAGTCAATAGATGTTGGTGCATTTTTGTATTCAGCAACGGTTAAGTAGGCACTTTCATCTGTTGTGTCTGGTGTAATACCTACTGCCATTTGTTATTCTCCATCTCTTGACGGTGTGTTACTTTCGTGCCCACAACGACCACACTTTTTGAACCAACTACCAAAACCACATTCGTTGCAAGTATAACCAAGCGACATATCGTTTGTTGTACCCATCAAACTTGCTTCAAAAAAACCTTCTGCCTTTAACGCCTTTGCATCTCTTGCGTTTGAAACTTCAACCATGCCCTTTTTATTTTGATTGTATTTACGCACACCGCGAGATGTGGTTACATCAACACAGTGTAACCCTTTTGGACCAACCAATTTTGTCATTTGTTTCCTTCTTTTAGTAAAGAGATGCCGTGCGCCTTCTAACACGGCACCTCTTTTTTATTTACTAAGCCTTGACAATTCCTGATACTGCGCCGTTCCATGCTGGAGCAGTGCAGAAGAAGTTACCACGGAAGTATGTGCTGAACTCATATGCGAACTGAGTTACTGGCCATTGAATGCCCATGTAATCCTGAACCATGAAGTTAGCCCAAACATCTGTTACCTCTGTGTCTGGAATTGGAAGTGTGTATGAAAGAACTGGTGATACACCCTGTGGAAGCCAAGGGTGAACAGTTAGAGGAACCATCTTGCCAGTAATTTCGTTGTTAAGAGCACCGATAACTGCTCCACCAACATAATCTCCTACTTCATTCTGTGAGAGATTGATACGGTAGTTAGCAGTTGAACCATTCTTAATTGCATCAGATAGTTGCTTGCGGTCTGCGCCATTGAGGAAAATCTCATCTGGGTCAGCCTTAACTGCATCGTATAGACCAGAGAATACATTTTGGTATTCAACGCCTGGGTTTGATGTTGAGAAGGTTGAATTGACTGCGTTGTTGAAACCTGAGTTAGCACCAAGAACAGTAGGAAGAATTCCGTCATAACCTGTTGAATAAGCAGATGTATCTGCTGATGCGCGAGATGCGGCGGCTCCTGTTGTTGTAAGTGCGGCGTTGTTACCTGTAACGATAGCGCCAGCACCTTGAATTGTGAATGTACCAGTACCACGGAGTGTTCCCTGATACTTGAGGTTTGCTGCGCCTGTAGCAGTTCCAACATAAATATTGTAACCCAGTGCGCCAGATACTGCAGTTGAAACTGTAACTGTAAGAACATCACCTGATGCAACTACTGTGTTTGCTTCTGTACCAAGAATTGACTCACCAAAACCTGAACCAGAGATACCAGCATCAGCAGTAACATTTACATAGTAAGTTGTTGCGGCTAGTGCGGTCTGTGAACCAGATGCTACTGGTGAAGCAAGTGCGAATGTAGGTGCTGAAAGTGCGCCAGAGTATCCTGATGCAGTTCCGCGAGCCATAAGCATCATGCGCTCTTCCATCAACATTGTTGCGTAAAGTGTTGATGTTGAAGATAGTTGGCGCAAGTCCTGATATCCCATACCTGAGAAGTTAGCATCAAATGATACTGAGTCAGATAGTGAGTATGAGTTGTATGGCAATACTAGGTCATCAGCAGCATATGAAATCTTTGGACCACGCTCGTAGTTAATTGAACCAAAAGCAGTTGTTGTGCTTTCAGTAATTCCCGGCCATGTGTTTCCAATTCCGCCTGTACCTGTACCTGTGTAACCGTTAATACGCTTTACACGGTGAGATGTACCGACACCCTTTTTACGCGCAATCTTGTTACGCAATGGTGTTGGGCGTGGTGTAAGCAACTTAGATGGTGCTTCAAGGTCAAATGCCGCGAAAGATGTGCTAAGTGGGCTTGTAAGTGTGATGTCTTTCTGAATGTCCTGCATTGCCAAACGCTGAGAAGCAAGTGCGTTATTTAGCGCGCCTACTGCATCTGGTGAAAGTGACTTGTTTGTTGCTAGGGCTTCAAGTGTTGATACTGGGTCGCCAGATGCTGATGCAAATGTTGATGTACCTGACTTGATTGCCATGATTGCTGATGGGTCTGAAATAGATTGTCCAACAGACTTATTGAAAGCATCTGTGTATTCGTCCATGCGTACTGCTGCATCTTTTGGAGATACTGCATCGCCGAACAACTCAGTTGCTTTAACTGGTGCGAGAGCCATTTGTTTCCTTTCGTAAAGAGTTTGAATTATTTGTTGGCTTGTATTACTAATGCTTTGGCTTCAAAATCTGATGCCAATTCTTTGTAACCGCGTGCCAAATCTTTGTCATCGGTTACGGCAGACTTTGCGCGATATTCAGCCGCCTTTTGTAGTAAATCACCGAGTTCGGCAATTACTGCTGGCTTAATGACTGAACGCTTTGGTCCGCCTGATACTGCTTTTGTTTTTGCCGTTGCTAGTTCTGCGTTTAACTTGTTAATTTCCTCTTGATAGGAAACAACCTCATTAGTTATAGCATCTTTCGCACTCTTTACGGCTTTCTCAATGATTGCAGTAATTGTCTTGTTAGACAAATCCTCATCATCTGAGGAATCTTCATCTGTGCCGTTATCGGCAACATCATTTCCATCTACAT